AGTAACTCAGAGACAATCACCAACCTTGCGCAAAAAGAGGATGTGCAAGAACTCAAGCAAGCATTTATTAATCTTGATGACCGGTTACGCGATAAGGGCATTTAAGATATGCAAATCACGCGGAACTATTTAAGACCTCAATCCGAATATTCTTTTTCGCACAGCTCAAGTGAATCAATTATTTTTCACACCACATTAGGAAATAATTATCAGGGCGCACGCGACACACTAGCAATTCGACATCTTTCCTACCACTTTATTATCGACGAGTGGGGGCGTATTTTTCAGCTTATCGACATTGGTCGTGGAGCGTGGGGAGCTGGAGCGACTTCAAACATGAATGTGCGAGCAACTGCTTTTTTTGGTAGAGTCAACCCAAATAAAAAGAGTGTGCAAATTGCGTTCGTTCGAAACGGTCACAAAACCATTACCAAGTCGCAACGTGATTCAGCGGTTTGGCTGGTTAAGCATATTGGTCAGCAGACTGGTATCAGATACAACCGCACCAATATTTTCTATCACCGGGAAGTAACAAATTACAATGCTTGGGCAAAACCACCCGAGGTCGCCGGCTACATGGAGCAGGTGCTTGATGGGTTGGTGGGGTTCAAGGACAATAAAGATAACGTCAGTGAGGATTATTTGCGCATGTACATCAAATATCTTCGACTAAAAATCCAGCTACTGCTACTTCAGCAGAAAGCTGGTGTGCTATAATTTACGAGTAATAATTTAATTTCACTATGGCAAAACTTTTCAAATCACGAACCGTTTGGACTATCATTCTGATGTTCCTTATCGGTGGTACGGAAGCGTTGGGTGGATTGATTCCAGGCGACTTTCAAACATTCGTATTGGGACTTCTGGGTGCAATGGCAACCTACTTCAAGCTCAACCCATCACAAGATTACGGCGGTGGACGAAGCTGACCATCGCCGACTTTTTGGGCGTTAAGCCCAGGTACTCTCTACGTTGTCCAGAATAGCCCTACGGGGCTTTTTTGGTAGGGGCTTGGATGACCGTTGCATGGGGCTTCCTACTTAACGTAACTAAACTGAACATAACTAAACCAAACCTAACGCAAAACGCGGTATAATAAATACAGCGTTTCTATGAAACCCTCGATACCCAGCGCGCTGTTGCTCGTTTTGGCATTTGCCCCGAACAGTACAGCGCATCAAATAGTCGAACCCCCCACCCCACTGATGGTGGAGGAAATCGTTGAGCCTGCGCCAGCACCCGAGCCGGTCGATAAGATTGGCATACTTATCGATGCAATCGAGCAGTTTGAGGGGTACTATCTTGGTAGCCGAGCGCACACCAATAACAATCCTTGCAACTTGCGTTGGAGCAAATACCAGTCTGGCAAGCTGGCTGGATTCTCTTACTTCGATAGCTATGCAGTTGGACGTAAGGCGTGCCGACACCAAATCACAATCGCGGCTGACGGTCGGTCCAGCGTGTACTACCCGGAAATGACTCTGTTGCAATTTTTTAACGTGTACGCACCGCCGAGTGACAACAATCAGCCAAACGTGTATCATTCATTCGTCTTGAGAGCGACTCAGTTCGACGAAAATACGCGGATGCGAGACTTACTACCAGAATAGTTACCAACACCCTTAGCGCGCATTCTGTGACGGTTCAGGGCATAGTTTAAGGTAATTACACTAACAGGGTAATTTATAATCATGGCAAAAAGTAATAGTAGATATTTCAACACACGTTTTTGGAGGGACACTTACATCGAGAGTCTTGACCCATCAGAGAAACTTTTATACATCTACCTGTTCACCAGTCCGGAGGCTCGGATGTGCGGGATTAACGAGATGCCAAAGCGACTCATGGCGAGCGACACTGGTTTCAATGTCGATATGCTCGACAAGTTATTTGCTCGATTGGAGCGAGATAACAAAGCGTACTATCACGATGGATGGGTTTGCACCGTCAACACTATCAAACATCAGAACATCAACAATGGGAACACGGTCAAAGCTATCGAGCGCGAGCTCATTGAAGTCCCAGACGAAATCATTGCGCACTTTGTCGATAAAGCTGGCGAAAAGTATGCAGACACATTAGCCGAGTACGGTGCGGATGTGCCAAGTCGCAAACCTAGACCAGTCTTGAAAATAGAAAAAGTGGTTAAGAAAAAAAAAGAGCTAGTGGTGGAGGCGATAGTGTACCCAGACTGGCTGAATGTCGAGGCGTGGCAAGAGTGGGAAGCATATCGAAAAACCAAAAAGAAAATTAGTGACGCTGCTCGTAAGCTCCAGTGGAAGTTGTTAGAGAAATACGACCAACCAACCCAAGCGAAAATTATGGAGCATTCGATTCAAAACGATTATCAGGGATTGTTCCCACCAAAATCAGGTGGAGCAGGTAACTCAAAATCATTCCATGTCGCCTAAATTTTTTTACTTGGTGAAGTTCAATGGACACATGTACGAGGTCCGTTACACCCCGGACAAAATCAAAGCTGTTATGGACGCGATTCAAAGTAAGGGTTGGATTATTTTGCGAGATGAAAAAATCCACACCAACTCCACCGGGATAGAAGATGTGTTTACTCCCGAGCAGTACGAGAATTGGATAGAGACTCAGCGACCAAAACAGTACATCAAAAATGGTGTTTGGTACGAGGGAAAAACTAAGCACGAAATGCGCGTCGAGGATTGGAAAAAAATCGAGCGCGAACGCGAGAGTCAGGTCAACTTGCCGAAACCAGAAAAACCACTGACCGATGAGCAGAAAAAAAAGATTGCGGAAACCCGAGCCAACATCAGTCGAATGCTTGGCAAGGGGTAGTCACTTTACAAATTACAATTAACAAGGCATACTGAGTTAGCTACCGTAACAAGTAGTTAGCGGATAAGAATTAATTCATATGAAAGCAACACTACTTTCAACAGCACTTTTCGTTACACTGGTTGTTCCGAATGTGCCTAGCACCAATCCAGACCGTCCTCAATGTACGATGGTTCAATTTGGAACGGCAATCCCGGCAGACTGTCTGGCGAGCCTCCAAGGTTAGTGCTAGAATGGGCAATCGGTTGTCATGAACCGATACCTGTTAGTGCATACTCTCAAAGTATTAAGTCCTTGGTGGTCTACAATACCAAAGCGTAAGCGCGAAATTACACCCCACTAAGGGGTGTTTTCTTTTGTCAGTTACCCACAGTTACCCACATCGCTACACTTTACTTTTTTATAAAAACCAGCCATAATATAACTGTTGACGCATTAACAGGTAATCAACAAAATCATGACAACTAACATCATCAAATACAACAATCGAGAGTTCCCAGTTTTACGAACACGTTTTACTTGCACCGACTACCGCGACATTGTTTGCAGTTCAGTATCAGGTATCAAATTGCAATTCCGAGCGTGGCATGACGGATTAGTAGAGTGCAAGGGTATTGCAAAATAGTATGCCCGGGCAAGCCGAAATCGACTGCCCAGAGTGCAACGGCGTCGGTTACTTCTTAGACGACAGCTACGACCATCGGGGTGAACACGTTCAAACCGAAACCACTTGTATTGAGTGCGAGGGTCACGGCATAGTAGAAAGTTATGGATAAAGACCAACTCATCACCGTTACAATCGAAAAGCAAAACGGTGAGCAAATTAGTAGACGATACCGGGTGAGCGATGACGACATCAACACCCTCCACTGGCGCGGAATCATCGCGAGTATGTGGGACACATTAAGCGGAGAATAGTTCTATGAGTACAACTTGGAGCGTAATACTTGCAGTGACGTTTACGATGGTTGGTTGGGTAGTTTTACTCAATCACATCGACGCACGATGGGAGGCAAAGCCAGCCGACGAAAAAGTGCGAATCATTTTAGACATGAGAGATAGAGACCCACATTGTCAACCGGACACTGATTACTACGGACACTGCCAGCGGATGTATCAAGACCGCGTGCAGGAAATAATCGACAGCCAATGAAAAAAATAAAACCAGACGAATGGTACACACCTTGGGAAATAGTTTTAGGTGGTCACATCGACGACCACACCAAAGCCACCTCAAAGAATGTGAAATACCAATTGCTTATGCGCCTCATACGTTCCGGACGCATACCCGGCAAAAACTTAGGAACAGACAATCGACCGCGGTACATTGTGCCGGGAAGAACCTTAATAAAATTTATTGAATCAAAATCATGACCAATACAGCGGAACAAAAAACATTGCGTCAGTTAATCGAAGAGCGATTGACCGACGAAAAATACAATCAAGAGCAGGTGCGAACCTACGCAGTTTATTGTCAGGGACTCCTCAACGCTAAAAACAAGCAGGGACAACCGCAAAACCCATGGATGAGTCGAATGCACCCAGACCGATTAGCGAGTGAATTCAAAGCAATCGCGGCTGAGGGGTTAGTGTTCGACGGTAAGCACATCACATGGCAATCAACCGGGGTGAGTTTCGATTACGTGGCGTACAAAAACAAAATGCTGGTAGTGTACCCGGATTCAAAAATTGACCTTCAAGTGGTGTATCAAGATGACACTTTTTCAGTTTCAAAAGAGTCAGGACGAGTAGAGTACAGTCACACGATTGCTGACCCATTTGGAAACGATGAGAGCAAAATCAAAGGCGCGTACTGCATCATCAAAAACATACGCGGTGAGTTCATCACTACTTTGAGCCTAGCGGAAATTCAAAAGCATCGTAGCGTAGCTAAAACTGACTACATCTGGGCTGCGTGGTTCAAAGAAATGACACTCAAAACGGTTATCAAAAAAGCCGTCAAATATCACTTCGACGACATTTACGTGAACATTGAGCAGCGTGACAATGAGCAATACGACCCGGGTAAGGTCGTGACCAATGACAAGCCTACCGATGAGCAGATTGAGCAGACTCTTGCTGACTTGGACGGTTGTAAAACACTCGATGAAGCGCGCAAGTTTCACATTGGCTTGAGTCCGGCTATCCGAAACGATGACCGGGTACTAGAAGTGGTGGAGGGGTTATCAGAAAAATTTAAGCAAGACGAAAATGAAAATTCTTAATGACATGGCTCAACAGTCCGAAGCGTGGTTCAAATGGCGCGAGGGCAAGATTACCAGTTCAGTAGCCAAAACACTGGTGGGGTATAAAGACCTACTGAAAGCTGATTTGCTACCCGAGGCTGCTAACTACGTTTCCGACGAGGCGGAATTGAAAAAACTGAAAGTCGATGAGCTAAAAGCTGTCATCGCAGAAAATGACCCTGAGTTCGATTTTCGGAAAATGGCGTACAAGCAGAATGAAGACTTCGAGTACCGCATGTTGGCACACGACTTATCAGACGGTACGGCTCCTGATGAAGACCCACGCGACCGGGGGCATCGACTTGAGCCAGAAGCGCGCGACTTATTTGCGGAAAAAGAGGGTAAAAAAGTGGAAGAGGTTGGCGGACTGGAGCGCACTGATGAACCGCGAATTGCTATGTCACCGGACGGCGTAATCTTTACAGACACACTTGCCATTCACGAGGCAGTAGAAATCAAAGCCTTGGCTGGTTGGAAGCACGTGAAGATTTGGCAGACTGACAAAGTATTACCAGAATTCAAAGAGCAATGCTTGCAGTACTTTGTGGTCAATGATGACTTGCAACAGCTACACTTTATTAGCTACTGTCCGGAAATCAAAAAGCACCCATTACACGTTATTGTCATCGAGCGTACCGAGTACGAGCGCGACATCGCTACTATGCTGGAGGCGCAACGCACGTTCCTCAAGGCGCACGATGAGCGACTAAACAAAATCTATTATGGCAGTTAAAGACTTTCGCTCCCAGCAGGAATGGGTGGTTACACAGCTCGACAAAAACGGATACATCAGTCGAAACCAATGCTTGCGCAACTACATTACTCGCTTGAGTGCAATTATTTACGATTTACGTCAGGCTGGGTGGGACTTCGCCACGTACTACGTTGCGACTAGTGGCGGGAGTAAGGATTACAAATACGAGCTTATCAAGCGACCATGACTTGCGATTATTTGCGGTTGGCTAAGGCATTAGAAAACAAAAACCCATTTGACCAGTCGTTAGGTGAAAAAGCTCTAAAAGCCAAGCGTCAGCGTGAAAAATACCGTAGACAGGGTTATGAAGCCTGTTTGCACCAAATACGCGCTATGGGTCTTGTGCGAGCTCAGGAGACCATTTCAGAGACTAGGCACTTTCTTTGGTCGGCTTACGGACTCAGTACGCGCGAGATTACCGAGTTCCATATGCGCATAACTCAGGACGATTACGATGGGTTCTTTGACTGGTATCACACGACTGGGACATTGATTGCCAACCGTAACGGCGGACTGACTAAGCTCGGGAAAATTAAAGACGATGAAAAAGTAGCACAAAAAATTACTCAACACATCAGCGACCGGATGGGGTCGGTATTAGACAAACTAAAATAAATTTATGGCATCAGAAAATGATAAGGCGATTGGCGCACTGTGGGTCAAGAATGGTCCAAAGGGTCAGTACATGACTGGCGACATCGAGATTGACGGCAAAAAAACCAAACTTGTTTGTTTCTTGAACCAGTACAAAAAAGAGGAAAAACACCCGGACTGGCGCATTATGGAGAGCGAACCTCGGGCGCAAGCTGGGTATGGCAACGCACCTGCACCGGTCGCTAGCGCAACACTGAACAATCCGAACCCGGAAATGGCACCGGCGACATTACCAGATGAGCACATTAACCCTGAGGATATTCCATTTTGATATGCAAGTTACGAAATTCAGAGCATGGCATAAAACCAAAAAAGTAATGTGCTACGTCGACGCAATCTACTCACCGTTTGGTGGTGAGTATAGCCGATACGACTTGACTGTGATTGCTAATGACAAAAAAATTGGAGGTGTAGAAAAAGACGACATAAAGCTGTTGCAGTACACAGGTTTAGAAGACAAAAACGGAGTTGAGATATACGAGGGTGACTTAATCAAATGCAATTATTGCGATAAAGATTTGGCAGAAATGAGGTACAACGTAGGTATGCACCGATTTCAGTTACAATGGAACTTGAAAAATTGTGGAAACGCACGTCACACTCGGGCAAATGAATCAGAAGTAGTTTGCAGCATACATGGTAGTGGTATAGACCTAACAACATTGCGATTATGATTACCAAAAATGGTTCAAAACAAATCTTGTACCTTGACCGGGACAGCCGGGTAGATGATGTGATTCAAGAGCTAATCAATCGCGCAGTACCAGAATGGTGTGAGCACATTGAAGCTGAGATAAACAACTTGCAGGGTAAGGAGGCTGGCGAGTTTCGGACTATCGAGAATAACTTCAAAATAGGCAACACTGAATTGCAGCGATTACTGCGATTCTACAAAGGCGCGGTGATTCCATACTTTTATCGTCAAGAGTATGGCGACTGGGAGCAAAAAATCGACGGTGCATGTTTGCAGGATATGGATAAGGAAATCAAACAGCGCATTGGATTTGTGCTTTACGATAGCAAGGGTCACAAAACTGATGAGCCAAACTCCACATTGACGTTCAAGCTGGCGCGTGAGTTCAATGAATTCCTTACTGACATCGAGAATGTGTGCTTTACGGACAATGGGTACATCTTCCCTGACAGTGACGAGTACAAAAAACGTGAAAAAAATATGGGCATTCAGGGCGCAAAAGAGTGGGCGCTGAACAATCTCAAAGAGCGAATTATGAACAAATACCCTAACCGCGAAATATCATGATGCCAGAAATCAGTGACCAAATATACGAAGAAATGAACCATCGTACTGATACAGAAATCAAACGCATCATTGCGGAGCATGGACTAACAGTTGATGACTTCAAACCGGTGACAGGAAAGTACGTTATGACGTTTGACGAAAATGAAACACAAACCCTTCCGCCAGTCCCCGGTGAGCCATTTGAGGGATTTATGGTGCGAAAAAATATGCGGATTGTGATTAGTAAAAAAATCGACACCCATCAAATTAGGATAGCCCAAAAAGTAGACATCGTATGATTAAGAGGATTACTAACATGGACTTAGAGCGCGAGGTTGAGTTCGTTCCATACGGCAACGTGGATGCCGAGGGTATCATCAACTCTTACGACAACACCAACAAAATTGCGTGGGTGATTTACAAGTGTGGTGAGACTGGCGAATGGCTTAACCACCCACCACGCGCAACCGATTATAAAGACTTAAAATTCAAACACACCAACGGATATGATTGAGTTAATGGAACACCAAAAACGCTGCGTAGAGTATTACAGCGACCGTAGTGTATTGCTCGCGCATGAGATGGGTACTGGAAAATCCATCACTTCAATCGCAATGCACAAAGCACACGGCGCGGTCATTGTTTGCCCGGCAAAGTTAAAACAGAATTGGCATACCGAGCTCATGAAAATGGGGGTGAATGATAGCGAGATTCAGATTATTGAAACCGCAAAAGATGAAATACGCAACGTGAAATGGATAGTCATTTCTTACAGCGTCATCGACAAATTCGTTGGTCGACTAGACTTCTACCGCCGGCTCATTTGTGACGAAAGCCATTACATTAAAAATGCTAGCAAGCGTAGTAAGGCAGTGGTTAAGATTGCGCAAAACATGGAGGTTGTGACGTTACTTAGCGGTACCGCTATTATGAATCGACCAATTGAATTGTGGAATCAGCTCAAGTCAATCAATGCAAAATTACTCGACAAGTACAACCGCACATCATTCAGTCAAAAGTTTTGCGACGGTCACATGCAAAACTTCGGTCGGCGCCGGTTTTGGTCGGAAAGTGGCGCGACGAATATCGAAGAATTGCGAATGGAGATTGTCGGCGATGTGGATATTGTAAAGAAAAGTGAAGTGTTGGATATTCCGCCAAAGGTCGTGCAAACCACCGTCATCGAGTTCACACCGGAACAGCGACGCGGTTACAATAGCGAGTGGAAGCGGTACGTGGATTGGCTTAAGGCAAACCCTGAGTACTTCACCGAGTACACCGAAAAACGAAAGGTCGATGGCAAGGTTGAGACACACGTCGTGACTCGTGAAGAACAATTTACCAACGTGGTCAATGCAAAACAGTTGGTCGAGCTACAGAAAATGAAGCAGGTCACGAGCCTCGCTAAAGTAGATTACTTCTTGGGATTGCTGGATGAGATTGGTGAACAGCAGGTTATTGTCTTTACTGAATTTATCGAGAGCATCGAGCGATTGAACGCTGGACTCAAAAAAGCCGGGGCAACATACGCCACACTCAAAGACAGCGACTCGGTGGAGCGATTCCAAAGTGGTCAGGCGCAATTCTTTACCGCCAACATCGTCGCTGGTGGGCAGGGGTTGAACCTACAGTACGCTAGTAACGTATTCATTCTTGACCGTCACTGGACGCCTGGACAAAATGAGCAAGCTGAAGACCGGGTACACCGCAAGGGGCAGACTCAACAGTGTAATATCTATTACGTGGAGGTCAAAGACACCATTGACGAAAAACTAAAAGAGGCTAACGAACGCAAAAAACAGGTAATAACAGACCTTATGGGGTAGAGTTACCCACATCGCTACACTTTACTTTTTACGCAGAAACGGCATACTTACAGAGTAACAGCTAACAGGTTACCAATCATGACATCAACAAAAAACATTGACCGGTCGGCATTAACGACCTCACAAAAAGCAAGCATTATCAAAAAAGCAATCAAGGAGGCTCGACCAGACGTACTAAAAATATCAGTCACCAAAGGTAGCGGTACAGCTAGTGGTTGGATTACAACCCGGGTCACCCTCGTAGATGACGTAAGTGTTGAGCATAACGAGTTCGGCGTGCCAGAAACAAACAGCGAAAATCGACAGCACATTGAGGAAATTGCCCGGGAAGCGCTACAGGAAGCTGGGACTGACTTTTACACGTTCAGCAGTGACGATGGCTACGGTTCAGAAATGACATGTCACTCAATCGAAATCAGTTATGAGCAGTAAAGCAAAACCGCTAGGCTCAGATGCCTTGCGCGCCGGAATCGACACGGCAATCATGCGCGCGTCCTACAAAGGCACAAACTGCGAACCGCTGGGGTATCGCGAGGGTGTGCCGAACGCTGGCTTCCTCAGCAACGTGAGCGGTGAAGAACCATACAAATTGCAAAATCAGTTGGAGCGATTAGGCTTCACACACTTTGCCATGCACGCCCCTTATTACTGGCATTGTAGAAATATTAAAGCCGGGGTAGTGGTCCAATACGTCGAGGGTGATGTGTACATCTACGACCGTATCGAGTTTGACAATGCACAACGTAATAAAAAATAAACATGAAAACTATTCAAGACATTCTTAACGAATTTAGTGGAGTAAAAACCCACATCGACATCAACGACGAAACCAGATTACGAGTCTCATTTGCTGGTGACTTAGACGATTTAGAAAATACCGACAGTGATATTGATTTTGATTTAAACGGCTTAACTATCGCTTGGATTCCCTCACAGTACGTCAAAGATGAAGAGATGCGAAATAATTCACTAAAAGAAAAGTTCCGAACAATGGACGGTAGATTCTTAGAGCATCACCGAGCAGTGTACGAAATCGTTTGCTGGTTAAAAGGTGAGTCGCCAGAAAAAGTGGAGGTAGACATCACTGCCACACCTGCAAAGGTTCTTGAAAAAGTAGTTCCAGACCCCGAAACAGAAAAGCAAATGCACATTGCTCATGGTAAGGTAGAGGCTTACGAAAAATTGTTAATCAACCGAACATTAGAAATCGGAAGCTAGTATGCCCAAATCAAAAAAGCGTAAAAACAAAGTGGTCGATGTCAGCAAATTAAAAGATGACAAAAAGCAAATGCAGATACCAGTCACAGTCGGTGGTCGAGACTTTATCGCGTTACTGGAAGTTTCAAAGGACGCGAACGCTGAACAAATTGCTGCTGCCAAGCGCAACGTACACTTCCTTATTGCAAAGCAAATGGACGAGGCGTGGAGACAGGCAAGCTGGTGGAAAAAACTATACCGGCGAACAATCAACTTCTTCAAAAGCAGTCCAGCAACCCGGCGCGCAAACGCAATCATTCACGACCGGGACGCTGGAGAATAGGGTATACTTACCACGTGCGCTCCGCGCTGGTGAGGCGCAAAAGTTGACGCTATGGCAGTTCCCAGCCTGTTGAGGCAAAACGTGGAAGTTGGTCAAAAGAGGCTAGCCGGAATCGCTGTTCCTTTGGGAGCATCGTGAACGGCGAGTTGCCTCTGGCGATTGACGGAAGCGTCGCGCTGAGGGACGAACACTGCCTAAACATGGGAATTGCAAGGTGACTAAACCGTACCGGACTATAAATCTGGGGTTCGGGGAAATCCTTGCCACCAGCGCCGAGCGCGCGGTACGCTAGTTCTTTTAACAATCCATACCTCCAACATAGCAATTAACACCAGCAATGGTGTTTTTTGCTTTTAACAGGTGCAAGCTGGTACAATAAGGGGGTGAAGCGTAGCGGATTCAAAAGACCGTCATATGACGAATATGTTAAAAAACAACGCCAAAAACAGGCGCGCAAATTAACTGCGAGTAAGACGGTCAAAAAACCTGCAATCAAGAAAAAACAGGTACCGGGCAAAACCAAATACCCCTCACACGCTGGAGTCCGTAACTCTCGGCGGTGGGTGGGTTACAAAGGGGCGTTTTGGGCAATCTTTTCAATGTACACGCGCAAGCGTGATTTTCTGCGTTATGGGGGTCGGTGCGTTTCATGTCCAAGAATTCTAGAAGATTGGCGCGACGGCGACGCTGGGCATTACGTTTCAGTGTCCCGAGGTGGTATTGACCTTTGCTTTGATGAGGACAATGTTCATCTGCAATGCAAACGATGTAACAATCCGGCTTGGACGGTAGACGCTGGGTTGCCGTTTGGCATGGAAGTTGACCGCCGGCTCGGAGATGGGGTCGCCCGGAAATTGCTTGAGCGCTCATTCAAAGAGACTGGTAAAGAGCCTAGTCAGGATGAGTACAAGCGACTCGTAGAGATTTATAAAGATAAATTTGATGCATTATGAAATGGACACCAAAAACAGTCCCACTCGCTGATTTGAAACCGGCGGAATACAACCCCCGGCGTCAAAACAAAAAAGCCAAAAAAGCGTTTCAGAAAAACGCTGAAGAATTTGGCAACCTCGAACCGATTGTTGTGAACGCTGACGGCACAATCATCGGTGGTCACCAGCGTTACTACATTGCTATCGAGAACGGCGCTCAGGAAATGGAAGTCTTCATGCCTGATAAACCACTGAGTCAGGAAGATGAAATGGAGCTGAACGTAATTCTTAACAGCGTAACTGGGCACACTGTCCTCGATAAATTACTCGAGAACAAACTCGACCAAGCGACTCTGGATGAATTAGGGTTCCGAGAGTTTCGACTGCCGGTAGTCAAAGCACCGGACACCGCTGTTGTTGAGCAGGGTAAGCAAAAAAACCCTAGCGTGCTGGCACTATTCTTCGAAGTAGATGACATCATCGAAGTGAAGCGAGTGTTGAAAAAAATTATTAAGGATGAAGATAGCGTCGACGGCGTTGCTACAGCCATAATGCACCTTGAATCGTATGTCTAAAGAAATCACATGGAGCAATGAGTTGGTCCCGGTCAGCAAATTGCAAGGCTACAAAGCGAACCCCCGGGAAATTACAAAAGACAATCTAGCTCGACTCAAGCGAAGCCTCAAAAAATACAGTCAGGTAAAACCATTGCTTTGCGATAAGGATTACACTGTCATTGGGGGCAATCAGCGACTCAGCCTGTTTGAAAAAGGTGAAGTGTGGGTGCGAGTACCACACCGCAAGTTAACTGCTGATGAAGTCAAGAAAATGGCAATCGTTCACAATAACAAAATCGGTGACTGGGACTTCGACAAGCTCGGGTCGCTAGGATTCGAAGATGACACGCTGGTAGACGTGTTTGGGTTTGACCAAGAGCTCATTAACGAACTAGGGTTTGACTTCGATGACCTTGACTTTGATGACATGGATGAAGACCGGGTTATCAAAAAACTGCTTGTGTCGTTTCCAAAAGACGTAGATGTTGAGGCGATGACCAAACGAATCACGACCAAATTGCAAGTCGAGACGTTTGAAGAGGCGTTACTAATTCTAATTCAACGATATGAAGACAATCAATCTTAAAGAGGTGATGCCGGACCCAAAAGAGCTCATCAAGCAACCGGGTGACTTGGCGCATGGCGAAATTGCGCTCGATGAAGAGTTCATCGGGGTAGATGAGCATGGGGTAGTCCAATTGGTGTACACCAAACTGCCAGACGTTAAGGAAACCAAAATGTACAAGGCACTGGTGAAAAAACTCCAGTACAACACCACACAACGCGTCAGTGGGCTGGTTACCACTTCAACCATTTTTGGGTACGCGCCACCGGTGGAGATGCGTCAGAAGCCATTTTGCTCAAGTACCAAAGTCGCTGAAGAACAGCCAAAAGAGAATCGATTCCTCGGGTGGTACTGTGAGAAATTCATCATGCCACTGTTCGAGCAACATTACGCGGATAACCTCAAACAGCACATGGAGGTGCTAGCGGCTGAGGGGCTAAAAGACGATTGGATTATGAAAGGGACTATCTTTACTGGAGGGGTGATTAACAAAGCCAATCAGCTCAACTACCACATCGACTCGCAAAACATCAAAGGCACAATCAACGCTATGGTGTACTTTGCTCGGGACATGGACGGTGGAGAGCTCGTGCTACCAAAATACAATGCCCGAATTGTGCCTCAAGATGAGTACGTATTGTTGTTCCGTAATGACTTGGTGCATGGAGTGGCACCGCTACAGCCAAAAAATAAAGAGGCATACCGTTATTCAATCGTTTACTACGTGAACAACCGAATGCAAAACTGTGGGACGTTATCAGAGGAACTCGCTAAAGCACGTGGGTAGTATGTTCGAAGTCAGATTATTAAGTCAGTGGAGCGATAGTCAAGAGATTTTCTTTTGGCACTTCGGAGCGCATAATTGCGGTCACTGTTGGGGGTTCGACTTCTACATCTTTGGCGTAGGCGCCGGGTTTAGGGTCGTTAATAATCCAATGCCATGAGGTCGCCTTACTTCCCAGCCGGTCGCATAAAAGTCTTTATTCCAAGTTACCAGCGCGCGGATAGCATAAAGACACATCGAGTGTTTGGTAACGAGAAATGGTGGGACACCAAAGTTGTGGTTCACACTGAGGAAGAAAAAGCTGAATACCTCAAACACAATCCCGAGCTTATGGGATGCATACTGGTTTCCAACGCTGATGGAATCGCAGGGCAACGGAAATTCATAGATGACCAAGTGGAGTTCGATGAGTGGTACTTATCTGGAGATGACGACATTGAAGCGATTACGGGGGTTACCGGCAAAAACTACGACTTGCCCGGGCAGTTACCTGACAACCTCACAAAAGAGAATTACGGTCACGAGTATAAAGACTCCGAAACCAGACACCTCATGGTCGAGATGATGAAAGAGTCAGAGCGAATCGGTTGCAGATTATTTGGATTCTCAGTTATGGACAATCCATTCTTCCGCAGTACCAAGTTACGCACCAACACGGTCATCAACGCGGGACTGTCTTGTACCAAAAAAAGCGCGGAGTGGGAGGTAGACACTGACATTCGACTTAAAGAGGATTACGAGCGCACCGCCAAGCATCTGCTGTATCATGGAATAACGCTCAGAAACGATTATGTGGCTATCAAAACCAAGATGTATACCAAAGGTGGGGTCGGTAGTTATAAAGACCGTGAGCGCGAATATGAGCAGTCTGTGGTGAAGCTGATGAACAATTACCCGGGGCTATTTCGGAAAAACATGAGCCGGAACAACCCAAACGCTGAGGTACGCATTGTGCCGTCCACTAGTCAGCAAGTCGCATTGTGGAGATTACAGATGATTCTCAAGGGGAAACTCCCCCCGGAATACGTGGACAAAATCCTCAACCCGGGACAGGCAATGCAATTTAAGAAAAAATATAACCTATAAAACTATGAGCAAAATCGACGACATCAAAGTGCAGTTAATGGAAACCCAGGAACGAGTGAATCGGACTGGTGACCAAGAATCAATGACGGTAGATATTCTAGGCTACAAGTTCATGACGATTATCAAGCCAAAAGAGGACTTCACATTCGAGCTACCAAAGGTAGACGGTCCGAAAGCCACGCCACGTGTCCACAGGGGTCCGGGTGATAATACTTGCACCGCGTGCGAGGGTTAGAGTATGACTAAATCAGGAAAAAAACAGGAAAAAGAGCGCAACCCGGACGGGACATTCCCGAAAGGCAAAAGCGGAAATCCCAAGGGGCGTCCGAAAGGTAAGTCGCTGACCAACCAGCTACGCGAGGCTTTGCGTGAGATTGAAGCTAACACCGGTGAGCAGTACGATGTGCTGCTGGTTAAGCGCCTACTCGACAAAGCTATCAGCAAGGGTGATATGAAAGCGATTCAGATGATTTGGGAACGTCTTGAGGGCAAGCCAACGCAACAACACGAACACAGTGGACTCAATGGTGACCCGATTGCCATGAAGCATGAGTACGAAGTTATGCTGGCGGAAATCGACAACATGGATAATCTTTGGGCTGGGGTAGCTGAGGCTACGGACGGTGAAGAATTTGCGTTTAGTGAAGATGATGTGGAGGCTGAAGATGAAGAGTCATAAGACGGTCATCGAAGACCCTTGCATGCCTCTGTCTACTTAACCTAACCTAACTAAACCTAACTAAACCTAACTAAACCTAACTAAACTAAACATAACGCAATGAAGCGATTATCAGCAGCCACCAAAAAACGATTGGCGAATCCAACTCAAAGCACGTTCCGTAAGGGGCTGACTTCGAAGTATTTCTTTGTGTACCTGTACTGCTACTACGGTCAGAAGCTAAAACTACCACCGGCTGGATTCCACATTGACCTCATTAACGACTTACAAAGCGTTGAGCGGTTTATTGCCGTTATGGGGTTTCGTGGGTGTGCGAAGTCAACCATTCTTGAAGCGTTCGCTGAATGGCAGTTGGTAACTGGGCGTAGCCGGTTTACGGTTTGGATTGGCGCGACTGACCCGGACGCTAAAGAAGCTCTTGCTAACATCGCTAGTAGCATTCGCGTTAACGAACGGCTGATACGAGATTACGAAATTGACATCGAGCGGAAAAAGCATGGCATGTACGACAAGTGGTCGGAGGGTCAGCTATCAATCGGCGGTTGTACTATCATCGCGCGCTCCCGGGGGCAAAAGCTCCGTGGGCGAAAGTTTGAAGATGAACGTATCAACACGATTATCGTTGACGACCTTGAAGATACAGACGCGGTCAAGACGGCGGAAAAACGCAAGGCGACCCGGGTTTGGTTCTTTGCTGAGGTGATTAACGCGACGGCGCAAGGTGTGCTGGGTGATGATGTGAAAATCGTGATGCTTGGAAACTTGGTGCACAAAGATTGCCTCATCGCTAACCTGATGAAGCGTGAGGATATTGTCCGCGTCCACAAAGTTCCGTTGCTCGATGAGGATGGCAACATTGCTTGGACTGGACTGTACCCGAACATGGCTGCCGTCGAAAAAGAAAAAGAAAAAGTAATGCTCGCGGGTGAGGGGCTGGGGCACGTCATTTGGAATCGAGAGTATCTACTCAAGCTCGTTGATGAAGATGACCAAGTTATCAAGCGTGAGGATATCCACACCTACGACGATAGCTGGCTACAGCGACCAAAACTCAAAGGTGGCGTCGGGGTTGACCTTGCCATTAGTGAAAAAGAGACTGCCGACTACACCGCGATGATTAAGGGGTGCATCGTTGAGAATGATTACGGCGAACGGCGATTGCTAGTCATGAAAAATAACGTCAAAGCGCGCATGGACTTCCCGACCACTATGGCAAAAGCTAAGAGTCAGCGTCAGACCATGCCTGAGGGTACAGTGTTTTTCGTTGAGGATGTGGCGTATCAAAAAGCTGCGATTCAAGTCATGGAACGAAACGGTATACCGGTGCAGGGAATGACTGTCAGTAAAGACAAGCGCTCGCGTCTGGTGGCGGTTAGCGGCTACATCAAGTCGGGCATGGTGATGTTCCCGGAGAATGAAACCGATGACGTTGCCGACCTTATCGAGCAGTTGATTGCATTCGGAATGCAGGAACATGACGACATGGTGGACGGTCTTGTTCACTTGATTGATGGATTACTCAACACCGATACGGTATACTTTGCATAACTATGAATTTACTCGACAGAGCAAAAGAGGCGTACAAAGCGTTCACTGTCACGACTGATAGCCCGATTTATCTTGGGGGCGGTGGCAATCAGATTGCGCTCGAAATGCTGGGGGATGACATCTCGGAGGCAGAGCTCATCAAAAACTACAAGCAATCGCTGTACGTGTTTGCTGGGGTAGACAAAATTGCGACCGTGACATCAGCGGTCGATTATCACTTGTTCCGAATGCTCAACCTGGAGGGTGAGACTGAAAAAGTGTATGCCCATGAAGTGCTGGACTTGCTGTACAAGCCAAACGAGAATCAAACCAAAACTGAGTTCTCGAGAATCTACACCATCAACATGAAACTGTCGGGTGAGACTTTTTTGCGACTCATCAAACCAGATGGCGTGACTATCACTGGCATGGTCAATGTGCGACCAGACATCGTTGACGTTGAGTATCGCGACCGGGGTAATGGTCCAGAAATCATGTACAAGGTACACGCTGGCGGAGAAATCATTGAGTTCGATACTAGCGAAATGGTACACATCAAGTTCCCTGACCCTGAGAATCCACTACGAGGGGCTGGTGTTTTGCGTCCAGCGTTTTCACGATTGACGGCTGAGAAAAAAGCGATGGCGTTGCAGGCGGACACGTTCGCTAACTCGGGACGCGTAGACGGCATTTTGTCAGTCAAAGGCTTGGACTCTCAAGAGGCTACTGACCGGCTGAAAAAGAAAATGAAGAATACGTTCAGCGGTAAGAACCGGGAAGAAAAAGTAGCCATCATCAGTAGCGATATGCAGTACCAGCAAGTCTCTCTTAATGCAAAAGAGATGGACTTTATCGAATCACTCAAGTTCTTGCGTGACGATATTCTACTTGGACTCGGAGTGCCAAAAGAGCTGATGACCATGGAGGATGTGTCGGGAATTGGAAACGCTGGGGACGCTGGGATTGCTCGATTTTTACGTTTCACTATCGAGCCACTGATGAGTCTGCTCGTCGAGGCTTTGAATGAGCGAGTGATTGACCCACACTTTGCTGAACCATTGACCCTCAAACATGAAGATATCGTGCCTGAGGATAGAAAAGCATTGGTTGAAGAAAAAGTAAAACTAAAACAGGCTGGGATTATTTCAGTGAATACAGCGCGTGAAGAATTGGGGTATGACCCTGAGGACGGTTACGACGAAATTGGCGCTGGCTCACCAATGGCACCAGCAGTGAGAATCGAGAACGCATTTAAGGGTCGTCCGCTGCTGGCTAAGAAAATGGAGTTACAAAACCGTTTGCACAAGCGCGCGCGTGACATCGTTGCTAAAGAGTTTTTGACTACACCTAGTCCACAGTTCAAGCGTAAGTATCACAAAGCCATGAACGGTGTTACGGACACGAACACTGGCTACATGGAGCGTGAAGCTGCCAAATATTTCCGTGAGCAAAAGGGTCGAGTAAAAGCTGCAATCGAAGCGCTGGGTGAAAAAGAAGCCATCACTGCTGCTGGTATCTTCGACTTGGAAGCTGAGGGTGAGATTACAAAACGCCTTGCGATGCAGACGTTCCCGACCATGGCTCTGCGCGCCGGTAACGCTGCCTTGACCCCTATCAAAGCGTTTTACGAGAAAGTTGATGACGTGGTGATGGATAGAGACCTTATCGAGATTGTCGATGCTCGGGCAAAATTATTTGCTACCAGCGTGGCTGGGGTGACATACGATAAGCTCGGTAAGCTCGTGGCAGTAGCTAGTGCCAACGGTGTGGGGCGAGATGTTTTGGCGCGCACTATCTTTAACGCATTCGATGATATGACCCGAGTGCGGGCAAAGCGGATTGCGCAGACTGAAGCTGGCAATATGACCAGCGTGGGTACGCAACACGCATTCGATAAAGAGCCATTGGTCACGGGTAAGCAGTGGATTACTGCTAAGGACGGCAAGGTGCGTGATGAGCATTTAGCCAATGATGATAGAGTGGTGGATAAGGACGTGGCGTTCCCAAATGGGGAAATGTACCCGGCTGAGACTACAATCAACTGCCGGTGCGTCATGGCACCTGTTATTAAAAGTACAGAATAAGTCGATTGCGGGACAATTAACTCATGCTACAATAATTTTATGGATAAGAAGTTTCTCGCAGCGCTAACCAAAAAATCGTCAATTGACGAAAAAAACTACACGATTGATTTCGTGATGACTATTGAAGTCCAAGACCGTCACGGTGACATGGTGGACGTTGACTCAATCAAGACTGAGGAATTCATGAAGAACCCGGTGTTCCTACCGGCTCATGACCACAACGCAAAACCAATCGGTAAAATCATCGCGCTGGAATACGAAGTGATTGACGGCAAAAAAGCGCTCGTTGGTCGAGTCAAGTTTGCGGTCGAAGAGTACGACCTAGCTAAGACATACTGGAATCTATACAAAGGCGGTTACATGTCTGCGGTTTCAATGGGCTTTATCCCCGAGAGTGGTGAGATGCGTGGCGACACATTCTTGCTCATGGGGGCAAACATCTTGGAGCTATCAGCCGTTTCAATCCCTGCCAACCAGTTAGCCCTAGCGAAAGCTAAGGGTATCGACGTGCAACCAGTTATCGCTATGATGGACTTTCCGACGCAAGCTAAGGAAATGCGCGAGACACTAATCACATTTAAAGAGTTGTTTGATGTTGAGAAAGCTGTTAACGTGGTGGTACCGACCGAAACTGACACGCCAACCGAACCTCCGACTGAGGATAAAAAAGCTGACCGTTCAAAAATTGCTCGGGAGCGACTATTCAAAAACGTCAATCAAGCGATTCGTGAGTTGAAAAAAGTTTAATACTCAAAAGTGGTAGATATTACTTGACCCCTGGAAATGGGCTACCGGATTACAAATTAACTTTACTTATATGTTCAAGTACAAGTTGGTTGACGGTAAGAAATTTCTCGTTGACCTTAAAGGTCTCTTCATCAAAAATGAAGAGGGCGAAAATGTTGAAGCTCCTGAGGGAACTGAGGAATTCAACGAGGCTGACCAAGCTGCTACTGATGCTGTTGAGAACGGCACTGCAACTGACGCGCCTGAGGATGGTTCTGTCGAAGACATGAAGTCATACCTTGCGAGCAAGTCATCTGCACAAATCAAGGAACTACTTGGTGGTCTTGACCTTAAGGGGTTGTTTGCGGTTGAAAGTCGCAAAGCTCTGGTCGACATGATTAAGGGTTCTGCTCCTGCAAAGGATAAGAGCATTGACGTCGAAGCTGTTAAGAAAGGATTTGCACACGCCAAAGGCGCTGCTGGTCGTTCTTACGAAGTCAAAGTCAAAGAGCTGTCTGAGCTTAACTCACTCACCGGTGAAGTTATTGAAGAAGACCGCCGACCGGGTATCACTCGTGACCCAGTTGAAACTCCGTTCATCGAAGAATTAGCTACCACTGGTACGACTGGTTCTAACAAAGTAACGTGGGTTGAAGTTGGTACCGAGTCTGGTGGTCCAGCGACCACTGCCGAGCTTGCGAAGTTCCCTGAAAAGAACTACACATTCCTCGTGCAGTCTGCTGACGTTTACAAGATTGCCGTGATGTCAAAAGCATCAAACGAAATCCTTGAAGACGCTCCACAGCTTGTATCGTTCGTGCGTAACGCTTTGGTTGAAGACCTGCGAATCAAGTTCGACAACGAACTTCTTACAGGTAACGGTACTGGTACTTTCACTGGTATCTTGACTACTGCACCTGCATTTACTGGTGGTGGACTAGCTGGCACATTCGACGCTGGAACGGTGACACGTTTCGACGTACTGCGCGCTGTGATTAACGAAATCAAAGCGAACGGTAAGGGTGGATTTATGCCAACCGCTATCTGTCTGCACCCGGATGACGCGACTAAGCTTGACCTTGAGAAAGGTAGCGACGGTCACTACATTATGCCTCCGTTCTCAACCGCAGACCGTACAACCATTAAGGGCGTGCGTATTGTTGAGAACACCCAAATTACGTCAGGTTCATTCCTTGTGGGTGACTTCCGTAAAATGGTGGTTGCTAACCGTCGAGGGCTTGCTCTCCAGGTGGCAACTGAGAACGTCGATGACTTTGAAAAAGACATGATTTCAATGCGTCTTTCACGTCGCGCTGCATCATACGTCCGAACCAACGACATCGGAGCGTTCAGCCGTGGCACATTTGCTGCTGCGATTACTGCTCTTGAAACCTAAGGGTAGTTGATTATTAGAGTTAAGGTTATAGCTTATGTCAGACAAAGCACCAATCTATAAACCCGGCTCTATCGTCACTCACTCTGGCGGAACATACGCGAAAGTGCTCCAGGTTAAGTACGGCGTACACATTTGTACTGACTGGTTCGACACCATGGCTGCTGCTAAAAAGGCAGACGAAGTCGGACTCGTTCGGTTCAATGAAAGCGCTCGTTCACAACTGGGCATCAAGCTGGCTTCCCAAGGGGGTAAAACTGGCGATGAGCCGAAACCATCTGACGCTGTTGTTGCTCTTGCAAAAGAGAACAACGTAGACCTCTCGACTGTGAAAGGTACTGGCGCAAATGGCAATATCCTTATTGACGATGTGAAAGCCGTCATTAAGGAACGTGACAGCAAGTAATTGCTTCACTACTGCGCTTCTGATTATTCGGAGGCGCGGATAGTGATACAATGGACATATGAACAAAAACATTTGCCAGTACAAGGGCGACACCCACAAATTGAGTTTAGAGTTTACGGCTGAGGTGGACGGCGTAGAGACTCCGCATGACATTACCGGCTCTACAATCGTCCTCACGCTGAAAAAAAAGAAAAGTGACAGCGATGCACAGGCTTTGCTTACAAAAACCGTTACAAGTCATTCTGAGCCAACTGAGGGACGTACAGTTATCGTGATTGACCCGGCAGACATTGCCACTTTGGATTATTGCGATTACGTGTACGACATTGTGATGACGCAAGGTTCAACGGTCAACACGGTGCAGGTCGGACACTGGGAGATTCAAGAGCGCGTAAAAGATTAGTTTATGAGTGAGATTGCTGTCAAAATCGTAGAGCATAAAATCACTGCAAAAATCGTTGAGCATGTCATCAAAGTCAATCTTGGTGATGCGGTGCCAATCATCGAGCGCGAGCTAGTGC